CTAGACCGCCACATATCTGATCCTCGGCGCACTCCCCGCCGCGCCGCCGATTATCTGCGCACTCGACAAATTGCCGCCAGGAATCGCCACACTGACCATCTGGCCCACAGCGTAGGGGGTTGGGGTGCTGACAAGCACGGTCAGGTCTGGCCGGATCCGGACGGAGACAGAGCCGACGCCGACAGCGACCACGGGGCCGGTGGCGATTTCGGGTACGGGGCGGCGGGGGAGGATGGATGAGGGGGTGATGGGCATGGTTGACTCCTTATGACGTCGGAACAGGTATTGTTGGAGGTGCGAATGAATCACCAGTAAATAACGGCTCTCCGAGGGTTATGCGCAGCATGAAAATCTGACCATTCAGATTTGAAATATTTGGATAATTATACCCATACTGTCTGCCAATGGATACTCGTGGATTCACTGTTGGCACACCATTTGTGATAGAACCTGTTGTGGTTGCTACCTTTGACCCGTCAATATAAAGAGCGAATTCTGATCCTTGTCTCCGAAATGCAACGTGTATAATCTCACTGGTCGGCAATGCATTTGGCGCAACGAGATTAACCCCTGACGAACTTCCCCAAAGCGACCCCATCAACTTGCCAGCGGATAATCCCAGCCCTAGGGCATGGTAATAGTTGCCGTCATTGCCCTTCCAAAAAAACTGACCTGTATGGTTCGCGTTTGGAATTCTTACAATGGCGTCAATACAAAAATCACCACCCCCTGTATTAAAATCCGCCACATACAGACTCGCAACAAAATCACCAGATCCATCAAATGTTACGCAAGGGTCCCCATAAACAAGTGTATGTTTTGCGTTACCGCCAACCTGATACACGGCTGGGCCTTTCACATATGTGACGTTTGTGCTTTCTTCCGTGACTCCGGATGGCTGTAATAACAATTTGACGTTGCTGAACAGAGGCGCTGGTGCCAATCCGGCCACGCAAACAGTGACAGTTAGTGTTCCTTCATCTTCATCCTCGCCGTCCGAAACATGATATGTGACGCTCGTCGTCGCGGTATCGTCACCGGTCAGGCTGTCAAAATCAGAGTTAGGGTCGAAGCTCCATGCACCATCACTCCCAATCGTAAACAGGCCACCACTCGATCCAGCCACAGCCACGCCCACGTTGCCTGCGCTCCCGGCCACCTGCGAAACGACAAGGGAGTCCGCATCAGCGTCCGTGTCATTGGTCAGGACATTGCCCGATGTTGGCGTCTCAGCGTCAGTTTCCCCTGTATCATCCACCGCCACGGGGGCCGCATTGGCACGTGATACTGTCACAGTCAAAGTTGCCATGGCCTCGGCAGCCCCGTCGGATGCGTAATAGGTGACAGAGGTATCGGCGGTCTCAGAGCTGGAAAGCAAGTCAAAATCACCATCGGGGTCAAATATCCATGTACCGTCCGAATTGACAATAAATGATCCTCCATTGTCACCATCGGTGGCCACACCAACATTTGCGGCAAGCCAATTAACAGCAACCACAACCAAACCTGCGGCATCATTCGTCAATACATTACCGCTCGATCCAGCCAAATGTGTGGCCGCCCCTGTATCATCTTCAACTATCGGCAAAGCTGGTTCCACAAACGCCTCGGGGGCGATCGCCACATGCCGCCGGATTACCGCTTGCTCTGTTATCCCGTCAGGCGTCCCGGTCCATGTGGTCGACTCGACCTGTCCAATCACTGCCGCTCCATCCACGGGAACGGACGCGACATCACCCAGGCCAGCGCCGAGGCCAATCGGGCACGTGACGGTCACATCGTCAATATAGTGCGCCGCCGCGTCAATGGCCGCAGTGGCGCGGGCCAGTGCTATGTCGTCATCGCCGTAAATTGGGTGTATCTCGTCGGGGAGATCCACGGATGGATTGACCCTGATGGTTCGCTGCGACTCCGTACCGGTAGTCGTCAACAGCAGGTGCCAACCCAACTCCGCATCAAGCATGTTAATGGTCTGGTCCGACCTAGGGGTCAATATACAAGGTTGCCCTGTTCCGACCAAAGCGGCACCAGTCGCCACCAAAACGTCTGCCGTATCATAAAGCAAAACACCGCAGGAAGCAGATCCGGGGAACAGCCGCAGAATGTATTCTATGTTTGGGGCAATATTCCAGCCCTCAATCATTATGGTGTCATCCTGGGCCGCCGCATTAACGCGATGCGCTCTAATCACAAGGCCTCCTTACTGACCAAATCAACGCCGCCGCAAACGCAGGTGTAGCGATGACGGTAGCCGAGTTTTCCGGCGGCACATTTTGGACAGATTGTGGTGTGTTGCAAGGCGTCTCCACATTTTGGGCAGACCATGGCGGACAGTGATTCGGTGCCGACAACGCTTTTTGTCTCTGCCTCTTGCGCGGCCTGCTTTGCTGCCTTAAAGGCCTGCGCCAACCGCTCAGCGTGTGCTTCTTTTTTAAGAACCCAAGGCTGATTAGCAAACCAAAAAACAACACGACCATCAGGGGTAAGACGGGCGCCATCCTCAACCTCGACCGGCTCTATTGTATTGTCCGCAATCATTGAGATAAGGTGGGCATGCCTGGCCTTTGTATTATGTACAAGATATCGCCGTATGACATCCATCGTTGCCTCTTGACCGGCCGCCCCCATTGCAAGCAAAATTTTATTTCTACTGTCCATATTCAATCCCCTTTAAAACAATGGAATGCCATAAAACCCTGTCCCACAGCCACCCACACAAGAGCACGTAAATACACCATGATTCCATGAGACGGTGGCTCCCCAATACTGACCACCACAAGTGTCGTTATTTAAACACAACCATCCGCTCTGTGCCGTGGCCCCAGTTGTTTTCCATTGCCCATCAGTCGAGCACCAGACACTCGAAATTGACGTCCCGCAACCATAAGAAAAATGACCACAATTCCCACTCGTTACAGCGAAAACTGTCTTGGTCGCAGAGGATACGCACGGCCCTGTAAAACTGACTGTGTATGATGCCCCAGTTTGGACGTTGGCGGGCATGGTGCAAATAACACCATTGCCAAGCTCATTCTCAAATGTTGTACCGGGTAAAGACCCCGTATATTTCGCTCCAGGGCCTAGATCGTGATAATAAATAGCGGTTTCGCCGGGTGGCAAATTATCATCTCCAACAACCGACCCGACATAATTCTTTTTCGGATTTTCAACAGTTATGGTCCCACACAACCGCCCGCCATAAGTAACAGTGACAGTGCCTTCGCACCCGCCCGGCTTCATCCTACAAATGAAACCAACGCCGTATGCTCCGAGCCGTACAAACTCCATGTCTCCGCCGCATGTGCAGGCCGCACCCGTCATGCCTGCGCTGGGTAGGTAGAGCGATTCAACGCCAGGGTTGAGTTGGGTTTGGCCGGAGAGGGAGCAAGGCGGGAAATCGACTTGGGCCTCGCAGCATGTGTCCTCTGTCTCGCCGTAGCAAACCTTAATCGTAAACGGGCCAGCCCCGCCCGTGGGCATGACGGCCTTGTACCCGCCTGTCGGGGTGCGCTCCGTGAGCTTGAGCGCCCCACCAAGGAATTGCCCATTGTTGCCCTTGCCGTCTGTCCATGTGCCCTCGACTCCTGGGGAAAGAGTTGCAGGCCCGTCTAGGACGCATTGGGTGCATTTCTCATCACGCGCCGCCGCACATGCGGCCATGCACATGGCGTAGGTCATGCCGCCCTCTGTTGAGAGCCGCCCGGTTGAGCGCAGGGCCGCGCATAGCTCATCGCAGGTGCAGGTTCCAGGGCACTCGCCCACAAAAACCTCTGCGTGATTATCGGCGGTGATTACGGGTGTTCTGGCATTGATTGAATCAGGGCCGCACCCGGTAGCCGTGATTTCTTCCTCTTCGGGCTGTAACCACGATGTTGGGTCATGGTCGCCAACTTCGCCGTCGCCAATGACCTCGTCTGGTATTTCGTCGGGGTCACTCGATCCGGGGTTGACCGTCCTGCAATCCCTGGCCGTGATCGAAAGCTGCCCGGTCCCGCCGTCTTCCGATCCGTCTTCGACCCTGGCCGTTATGATGGCAGAGCAGCCGGGTTGCGACCCCCAAACTGCCTCATAGGTGCACTCCATGGGCTGATCGACGGGCAGGACTGCGATGTCGTCAACGTCGAGCGTGACGACCTTTCCTGTGTGGGAGTCATAGTGATTGACCGCGTACCCGTCCCGCGTGCAGACAGGCGTATTCATGGGCGTGCGGGTCAGTGTGACCTGGGGCGTCATTATGCCGCCGATGTCGGTGTGATAGACGAGGACAACCTCACTTACTGGCTCATATCCGCTCGGAATGGCCGTGGGCATCCACGCGACAAGGGCCGTGCCGCCCGCCACATAGGTGACAGTGACTTGCGTACCGGGCAGGAGGGTCGAATTGGAGAGGATAACCGTCTGCCCGCTGTGTGAGGCATAAAGATCGGAGCCCGGAGTCTCGGTCAAAACAACGCTCGGTGTCGTGCCCTCACCCGGGATGCCGGAAAGCCGAACCTCTACAGCGCCGCCCCAAATTGAGGTTCGTAGGGTTTCTGTGATCGTGCGCGGAGCCAACTGCTTGCGAGTGGACGAAAGCGACCCGCATCCGATCAAGCCGAAGGTTGCCGCCCCTATGCCAGCGCCGCCAAACATGGTGGCCTTGAGCAGGATCGACACGGTGTCACCCAAGCAAGGGCTTGAGGGGCTTGCGTCGAGGCTGACCTGGGTTGCGCAGGCTTTCGGGTTGCTCTGGTGCAGGGTCGCAAACCCCTGTGCCCCGGCCACAGACGCCAGGACCGTGACATCGCCAGGGATGCGGCCAGCCGTCCACGTCGCAGGCGCACCCTTGACGACATAATCGACGACCAGCGCTTGGTCATAATAATCCAGCGGGGCCGAAAATGTGATGACGCGCCCGGAGACCGACCCGCCGCGCTCGGTGTAGTAATTGCGTGCCTTGCGCACATCTGTGCGTTTATAGCAACCGACGACGGAAACGGCGGGCAGGTCCAGGGTCAAGTGCGTGTAGTCGTCGGCCTGGTGGACCTCGCCCTGGCGTATCACCTCGGCTGTCTGGCTCGTGGCCACGGGCATGATGCCGGATGATGCCGACCATGTAACCTCTGTGCCCAGGGCCACTGGTATGCCGTCAGCGCCAAGGACCACGGCGATCAGCCGCACCTCAGAAACGCCATCTGCGGCAACGCAAGCATCGTCGTCAGCGATGGGCACAACCTGCACCGACAGCCCGGCAACGGACGCGTCACCGGATACGAGGATGCGGTTGCCGAAATCCGGCACCTGGCGGCGGACACTCTGCACATCAATCTGGCTTGCGATCAGCGTCACGTCTGGATCCGGCAGATCACGGTACAGCCTGGGCGCGATCAGGAGCGACCCATCAACCTGTGGCCAGCAGATCTGTCCCGACTTCTCGGCCAGGTCCTGGATGATCTGACTCGGATACCAGTCCGAGACCGCGTAGCAGTAAGCACAGATCGGAAAATCGTTCTGCACCTGGATGGTCACGCCGCACATCGCGCCAAGCTCTTGCAAGATGGCGGCGATCGTGGTCGCGGCGGGCCACTGGCGGGAAATCTTTTGGCCCCAGGGCACATAGAGCCTGGCGGACAGGGTGCGGCCCCAGATCGACGCCGTGCGAGCAGCAGGATTCTTGGGGTAGGTGATTTCGTCCAGAAAGTAAGCGCCCCTGCTGACCCAGACTCCGTTCACCAGGGCGTCCGCCTGCACCGACAGCCCCTGCGGCACTCGCGGCACCACAATGCCGTCCAGGACGGCGCGGTCCGCGATCTCCACCGACACTTCGCCGCAGATCTTTTCCGCTTCGAACCTAGTCTGCACCTGGTAGACCTGCCGCGTAATGTCGACGTCGTTCAGAATAACGCGCCAAGTCTTCACAGTGCTGGCTCCTCAATGACGATAAACACGAACTCATAGCTGTATTCATAGACGCCATGCTGGGCCCAGAACTGATTCATCCAGATCGAAAAGCCGGCAGGCTTGCGGCTCCATCTAACCCGCCAGCAGCGGATCCCGTCAGTCAGGAAGTACTCAACATCGGCAGCTTTATAGGCGGCCCGGAACAGGGCCACCGTCTCGGGCGTTAGAAATTCGCCGTCAGGCTGGGCGTTGCCCTGAATGGTCAAGGTCCCGCCACCATCCGGAACGCCGAAGTCATGGATCACGATGCCATTGTCTCCGGTTTCAATAACGGAACCTCGCCCCTCGGGCGGTGCCTCCTGGATGCCGTTTTCAAGTGGGTCATGATCCCAGGCGATGTTCAGCGCAGGCGCTGGGTCGGCAAGATCCGGCGCCAGGGTCGGATCGATGTCTGTCGAATACAGGCGAAAGCGTGTGGCCATGGGCTACCTCTTCCCGGACAGCAGACCAACCCGGGTCAGCTCGTCAGTGATTGCATGCAGATTGCGCCGGCTGTCGCTGCCCACGACGCGGATCGACGCTTCCGTCTCGCCGGCTCGGATCAACCAGGTCATTGTATCGCCGAACGAAGCAGACATGGACGGCGCCGCCGGAGCGGTGGCCCATCCACCCCCCGCCAGCTTCATTGATGGTGCGGCCATCGCGCCAGTGAGGCTGCTGAACAGGCGCAGTAGATCGGACTTCGACGACACTGCATTGAAGCGTTCGATGAACCCAGGAAGGACCTGAGATACGATTCTTGTCGCACGCTCCCGCACAACAAATTCTCCTCGGGAAAGCATGGCGCGGATCGAATCCGACGTGCCAGTCCCTGGACCAAAGACCGTGCCAGCGAATCGACGCCAGGCTCGGCCGCCATCGGCCAGATGCCGAATGCCGTCACTCGCCCAGCCACCGGACGCCTTCATTGGGACGGTTTTTTCGTAGATTGTATGGACTGAAGATGTGTGGCGACCGTTGAGGGAATCGATCGACTTCTTCACGGCCGGCACGTTGTCTTTCACGTCATGCTTGGATGTGGTCTGCGCACCATCCAGGGTGTTGCGCAGCTTTTCGAAAGACTCCATGGCCTTGGTCGTGTCGAGTTCAGCCGGAACCTGCAAATTTGCAGCAGCCATGGCAGTCTTGAGGCTAGCAACCGAGGCGGCGAGACTCTCCTGGTTAACCGTGGCGGCCAGAGCCATTTCCTTATTTTCCGGAGCATCCTTCCAGGCCTGCAAACTCGCCGACGCCGCCGACAGATCCGCGTCCACCTTGGCCATGATGGCCTGGGCCTCAGCAATAGCCTTCAGTTTATCCAGAGCAGCGGTGGCAGATTCCTCATCCGCCTCCAGCTGCAGGGCGACCTTCTGCGCCTGTGCATCGCGGATCTCTTGCAGCTTCTCCAGCACTCCTTCCAGCTCGCCCTTGGCATCGTCGGCCTTGGCCCTGGTGTCGCTGGCCATTTCCGCGCGTTGCTGTGCGTTCTTGGCCATGTCGCCATCCAGGATGGCAAAGGCCTGTTCGATCTGGGTCTGGCTGGTCTGCACCGCCTGTTCAAGGCTGACGACGGTAGTGGATACCTTTTTGCCACCCTGTTCGACGGTGCGGACTACTTCCTGGGCGTTCCGCTCGGCCAGGCTCATGGCCTCGTCTGCATACCGCTTGGCAATGTCAGACTGGCCTTTTGACGATGCCTCCCTGGCCTTGGCCAGCTTGTCCTCAATCTGCGCAACCCGGTCGGTGTATGCCTGCTCGTCGGACATAGTCTTCTGCTTCAGCGCGCGGATCCGATCCTCGACGGACATCTTCAGCAGCAGGCGCTGTTCCTCGATATCCTTCACGGCCTTCAGGTGCCTTTGCTCCTCGGCAATGAGGACGTCGACAGTCTTCCGGTATCCAGCTTCCAGCTGCTTGTAGATCTCGATTTTGGCGTCTGTGGCGGCCTGCTCCAGCTTCACCGTGTCCATGCCTGCGGCGCGGGCGATCTCCAGGGCGCGGCCATGGGTGGTCTGCCAGGCGCGCTCCATTTCTTCGCCCGCGTCCCTGATGGCGTCGACCTTTTGCTGCTCCGCCTCCATCGTGATGCGGGCCGTCTCTCGCAACTGATCCCGCTGACTGAGGCCTGCTGTCTGCACGACCTGCAGTTCGCGTTTGGCCGCGTCGTCAATGGCAAGCAGCCGGTCTGCAAGTGTAGCGGTGATCTGCGTGGTTGCGGTCTTGTATGATTCAACCAAAGCATCGACTGGGGCAGCTGCCTCATCCATGGCCAACTGGATCTGGTTCTTTGCCTGGTCAGCTGCGCCGCCAACACCCTGCAGAGCGGACGCCACATCTTCGAAGGCTGCGGCGCGATCCGCCATGGCTTTCCCCGAGTTGTCATCATCCTGGAACCAGTTCCACGCGTCCCAGAGTAGCGTCAGGCCGGTTATGGCCCATCCGACTGGGCCCATCAGCCCCGCGATCGCACGACCGAGCCCGACCATCGCGACGCGGGCAGCAACGAGCACTCCGGATCCAGTTCGCATCGCCGCGAATACCGTCCCAAACATCGACCCTGCTGCGGAGGCGATTGAACCGAGCTTTGCCAACACCGGTCCGAGACCTGAAAAGATCAGTTTGAGCGGACCCCATGCCAGGGCGATTGTTCCGGCGATGACAGCCAGCCTGGTCAGGTTTGGGACAGTGTCGATCAATGTCCTGATGGCATCCGCTATGGCCACCAGCGCCACAGCCGCAGCTCGGATCATTGGCAGGAACAGTTCTCCAATGACCGCTCCAGCATTCCGCCATGCCGCACCCATCTTATTCAGCTCGGCCTCAGTGGATTCGAGCTTCATGTTCGTCAGATCTCGCAACCCTCTGACCAATTCGTCGTCGGACTTGGCGGCCCGGCCCATGGCTTCGTTCAGGAGGTCAACCCCTCCGGCCAGCTTGGCGATATTTTCGGTGTCCAAGCCTTCTTGGAAAATTCCTCGCAGAATCTCAAAGCGTTCAGCCGACGGCATATCCTTCAGCTTTTCCATGAATTGCTGCAGTGCTCCGCTGGCGTCTCCGGCCATAACCTGCGCAAACTTCCTGGCGTCCCCAACAACCCGCTGCAGAGCTTTTCCGGCCTCCCCCGTTCCGGACGACGCAAGGCGCAGCCTCCCGAGCAAAGTTCTCATGGCCGTGCCAGCCTGCTGCGAGGTAGCACCCAGCGCCAGGAAAGCTGTGGCCAAGGCAGCAGACTGCTTGGCTGTCAATCCAAATTGGGTCGCGGATCCACCGCCAAGCTTCAACGCTTCGATGATGTCCCGCTCACTAGTCGCAGCATTGTCCGCCAGCTCGTTCAGGGTGGCTACAAAGGCTTCCATGTCCTTCACGCCCAGTCCCAGGATGTTCTTGAGCTTGGCAAGGGCGTCTCCAGCCTCTTCGGGGAGCATGTCGAAGTTCATGGCTGCGGTGGCCGCTATCCGCGAAAACTCCAGCAGATCACGCTTGGCCACGCCGGTCTTGGCCGCAGCCGTTGCCAGTTGCACAATGCCAGCGGCGCTCATGCCAAGTTCAACGGCAAGATCTTGGAATTCCTTGCCCATCTCCCTGGCTTCTTCGCGGGTCACATTGGCGGCTCGCCTGAGATCCACCAAGGCGGATTCAAAGGTGATGGCTTCCCTGACCGCCGCACCAAATACTGCAAGCCCACCCACAAAACCGGCCAACTGGCTCCAGGCATCCCGTAACTGGTCCGACACCCTGACTGTGCCGGACATCTCGGCCTTCAGCTCGGACATTTTAACCTTTGCAGCCTGAGTCGCCCGGGCCAGATCTGTGCCCGTCGTACTGCTCGATTTCCTGAGACGATCCAGGGCCGCGTTAACTCGGTCCATTTCTTCTTTGATAGACCGAGTCGACCGCACGCCGAGGTTGCCCATATCGCGTTGGGCCAGGGCAGCCGCGCGTGTTTCCTTGACCCTTTCCCTTGCGGCGTTAATTGCGGCGCGATCCGCAGCCGTAGCTTCGCGGCCCGAGAGCTTCACCTGGGCCACGAGTGCCTTCAGCTCGGCCATGGCCTGCTTGGCATCGGCCTGAATCTTTAAGGAGAGGGTCATGTCGCTCATTCGAATTCCCTTTTCAGCTGCGCCAGATGGGCGTTGTAATCCTTTGGTTCAAGCCGCGCGGCTCTGGCAGCGCTGCTTTGTTCGATCGCGCGCAAGGCGGACTCCCTGCGCTGCCTGACCGTGAGAGCATCGACCAGGGCCAACACTCCATCGCGCGGCAGGTCTAGGATGGCGTCGAGTCCGTATCCTCCGCCGACGAGGGCGTCGATGACTTCCGCCCAATCAGCTGTGTCACGCGGTTCATCGCCTCTGTTGCCCCGGGCAGGACCGCACGGACGAAAAAATCACCGTTCACCTCCAGCACGGCGGAAGCCAGCTGGACAAGATCGTCCAATTCCAGTTCATCAACCCAAGCCCTGGGCTTTCTGGCTCCGATGGCCACGGCTTCAACCAGGCAATCAGCGTTTGCCAACAGTGCTCCTGCGATGTCCCCAGCCTGGATCTCGGCTGCGATGGGTTTCACTGCCTTGAGCATCCTGGGCAGTTCCCGGGTCTTGATCGGGGAGATTGTCAGCGACTCACCGGCAACGGTGATGGTGATCGGGACAGGGGCGATCTTTTCAAGTGTGTCCATGGTGTTCCTTATGGATAGGGCCAGGCTCGTAATGAACCCGGCCCACTGGTGTTTATGCCAAGATTATCGCAAGACTCGTTCGCGGAAGTACTTGGACCCCGTGGTGCGGGTCAGATCCGCCAGGATGGATCCTTCCAGTTCGAAAGACTGAACGGTTTCATCTGAAATCAGGGAGAGCACCTTGGCTGGGTCGAACTGGCACTTGAAGGCCTCAACTACGACCGGCTTGTTGGAGTCTGCGGTATTCAGGCCCTCGTACCGCAGCAGGCGGGCCACAGCGCCAGTGGTCAACGAGTCCACCTGGCCCTGGGCTTCATAATCGTATGCGATGGTCAGGTCGTCATCGTCTGCCAGGCCGGAAGTTGCAGGAGTGGACGCAAACTTGATGCTGCCCGCGTCGGCATTGAGCTGGTAATCGTAGGGGGTATCGTCATCCACGTAAGCCACGAGGGTCGCCTCACCCTTCTTCAGCACAACTTCGCTTACCTTGATGTGAGGCAACGGCATAATCTTGCCGAGGCGGCAAACCACTGCACCAGTAGTGACTGCTCCTTCGGCAACGTCCGTCGCCGTGCCACGCGTGAACATGGCCAAGACGTCGCGGACAAAGTTCTGGCAGGTCATCTTAATGCTGACCTTTGTCTCCTTCTCCTTGCGCAGGTCCGTGCCGCGCTGGCCGCTCTGGCTCTCGGTGTGCTCTTCGACGGATACCTCAACGCCAATCTCCAGGGCCGTCACGTTGCCAAGGGCCGTCATCCCCAAAAGGTTGTTGTCGTCATCCAGGTCGCCGACCAGGACAACGCCCTGCCCGGAGTAGTAATATGTCTGTCTATCCCATGTCGTCATTGATCTCTCCTCGGGCCGTGGCCCTACGCCCCGCGCGGGGCAAATACGTTGATTGCGAACTGGGCTTCGTAGCCCATGAGGCCGCTACCCTCCGGCAGGCGAAGGAGCTGATCCCCCATCCTGGTCAGCGTGCGGGCCGCGTCCACCTTGGCCCCGGACAGGGCCGCGTTAACGATCTCCAAAAGCCCCAAGGCTGTAACGGCCCCAGCTTTGGCGGACCGGTATTCCTTGGCCAGTACCAGGCAGGACCACACCCATGTCTCAGAGTGCATCATGGTCTTCGGGTCTTGACCCGGCTTTGGCTTGCCCCCGGCGTAAACCACCCAGACTGCGCTGCCGCGTACGTCCAGGGCCTTGCGGTCGGACATCCCCATGGGCAGTGGCGCCACAGCGACACCAGCTGGCACCATCTTCTTGAGGATGGCGACGATCGCGTCTTCGTGCTCCAATCTGGTCATCACAATGCTCCTTTCAGGAAGTCCTGAAGCGTAGCATTCACCTCGGGCCAATCGAGGCTGTCCTGGTCAGGGAGAAAAGGCCTGGACGGGATGACCGTTTTCTTTCCGCGTCCAGCCTTCCCGCCGAGTTGGTGGATCGCGGCGTAAAGGACATTTGTTCCCACTTCGACCTGGTTGTCCGTTGCCTGTACGTTGATGGAATTGCGCAGGATGGCAGTGTCGATCAATGTCTGGCCACCCGTGGCCAGTGCCCGCCCGGATGCGGGCCAAACCGTTCCGTCCGGGGCCACACCCGTTTCAAATGCAGTGTCCACCTGCTCCACAATGATCTCGCCGATGGTCTGCATGACCGGCGTCAGATCATCCATCCTTCCTGCAAGCTTACTCAGCATGGCCTCCATCTGTATGGACTCGATCTTGATCGAGAGGCCGGACATTACAGCGTCCTCCTCGACATCAGCCGTTCACTCGCCGTGAACGAGGCCGTCCCTTGGCTCGGCTCCGAGGCCGCACCGTCTTCCGCACCCAGGGCCATCTTGCCGGTGGCGATGGCTTCCAGCAGACGCATGCACCTGGTGGTTTCCCGTTGCCAGGTATCCGGCTCTTCCACGCCTGGACGGCGCAGGTAGAGATGATGAATAGCCAGCTTGGTGGACAGGTTCTCGATCAGCGCCGGAACCGGAGAGAGCGGGACCCGCTTGACCGTGCCGACATAAGCATCGATTTCCCGATCAGCCTGTTCGATGACCTCCTCCAACACGGCGGTGACGGCAGCGTCATCGAGCAGGCCGGCGGCGTCATCATCAGCCAGCTGCAGGACCTCGTACTCGGGGAGCAGCTTCAGGATCTGGGCGACGGTGCTGTACATGGTCTATTCCTTGTCCGACTTTTTGCCGCCCTTTTTCGGGGCCTGCTTGGCCTCGGCCGCATCGGCCAAGTGGTCCTCGACTGCGGAAACCGGCGTCTCCAGTGCGACCGGCTCTGCGACAACCCTTTGTTTGAGAAGATCGTCTGGGCCCGGATTTTTGGGCACGTCGATGAGTTCCACGACGAGCATGGGCTCGGCCTGCAGCTGCTCCAGCTGCGCCGCGCTGAAGGCATCGTCCCCGTGCTGGACCGGCTTGGCGCTGTGGGCCATCCCGCAGCGCCTGAAGCCGTCTTTTTTTGCTGTGATTATGATCATGTTCGTCGCTCCGTGTTCAGGGGGCCGGGATCATCCCCGGCCCCCTGTGGTTGTCGTTACTCGCCGGAACCGGTGCTGCCGTAGGACATCTGCCAGAAGGCATAGCCGCCGGCAGCGCGGGCCTCGGCACCGAAGCGGAACTTCTTGCGCATGAACACGTTATCCGCCTGGGCGTCGGTCTGCTCGACGAACACCGGGGCCTTGCGCTCCTGGTAGACAAAGGGCTTCACCGGCATGCTGGTCACGTGCAGGAACCAGGCAGTGGTCGAAGTTAGACGCGGGTTGACCACCAGCCTGGCCGTGCCTTTGAAGGGGTTCGGGGTGTCATCGGCCAGCTTGTCCATCTCCAGCAGGCGGCGGCCCTGGGTCTCAAGGGCTGGCGGAACTTCCAGCACATCCGGGATCAAGCCCAGCGGCCGGCCTTCATCGTCCTTGAAGCTCATGATGGCGGTACGAGCAGCGCCGTAGCTGGCCTCGGCAGCTGCCTGGGTCGCTCCGGACAAGGCCACGGTCGCCTTGTTGCTGACCGAGGCGGCCACGGCAGTGGCGGGGTTGGTCACCGGGTGATCCGTGTCGTAGAAGTACTGGCCGTCGTAGCAGGAGCTGACGAAAGCGTTGTTCTTCAGGTCTGCCACGATCTCGTCCGGCAGCTGCTTCGCGCTGAAGCCGGCCATCTGCGCCTGCGGGGCGTAGATCCCAAGGTTGTCGTCCTCGATGTCGTTGCGGTCCACCTCGACGGTGGCCTCGAAATCATCGTTGACGATGGAGTACTTGAACGCCTCCAGCGCTTTGACGGCCTTGTCGCCAATCCACTTTTTCATGCGTGGGAAGGCGGAAAGCCATCCGTAATCGTTCCGGCCGGATCCACTCGGGACCTTCATGGCCGTCAGCTCCCACTGGCTGGGTGCTCCGGCGAAGGCGTTGTTGAACGTCGTCTTCAGGCTGGTGAACAGCGCATCCAGGGTCGCCTTGTTCACCAGTAGGCCAGCCACGCCGATGCCAAATCCTGCCAGATCCATGGTCCGAACGTCGGCAGCCATGCCGGACACGGGCACCGCGAACAGCACGCCGGCGACAAGCACCGCCCAGACGCACAGGGTCTTGATCATTTTGCTCATTGTATGGTTCCTCTCCATGCTTGATGGTTAACCGACCGTGGTCAGGCTGCAGCCGTCATTGACGACCAGGCGCCACGCCTTGGCCGCTCCGATCACCACCGACGTGAGCACGACGGTGTCTCCGGCGTCGCCCAGGGTGATGGTGTTGTTCCCGGCCTGATTGATGGGCGAAGCCACGGTCACGACACAATCTCCGCCCCCGTCGACGCCCAGGCCCAGGATCAGCATCAGGCCTGCGGCGGCTGGGACGGCCAGAGTCCTGGTCTGTCCGGTAGCGCCCGTGGTCAGAGACACGGCGGCGGATCGGTTCGCTGGCAGCGCCTGTCCGTTTCCGGGGTCGGCCACGGGCAGGGGCGTCTTCCCGTAGAGTTCCTGCAGAACGCCTTCGACCGTGGTCTCGGCCGTGAACGCTCCGGCATCGGCAACGGAAATAGCCGATGCCGCGTGCGCGGCGCTGGTGTCGGCGATGTGGGTGGCCACGTCGGCCTGGCGAATGGCCGGCTCGATGTCGATCCAGGCCTGATTCGCGGCGATGAATCCTGCGATCACGCCGCAGAAGATGGCGTGGGTCACGTTCGCGACCAGGTCCACGGTCTGGTCGTCGACCAGGAACACGCTGTCGCCGACATTCGCCTGAGTGATGGTGCTGCCCAAGGTGGCCTTGATCAGCCCGCGCCGACGCAGGACCACGTATTCGTCCCCGTCCTGGCCCAGGGAATTGTCGACGTGCTGAATGGACACACCCTGGAAGATGAGGCCAGCCGTGTCCGATCCGGGGACGGCATACCCGGCCGCGTTGACGCACACGAATGCGCCGCCGTAGATGACGTCGCCGTCATCGACGGGGAAGGCCAGCTCGACGCCCTCGGTGTATTGGAGCCGCTTGTCCGCTGCTAAAGCTGTCATGGTTCATTCTTCCTTGCCGGTCGGGCTATTTGGGGTTGTACTTCTTGAATGTTTCGTCATCGATGCCCATCATCGCGTTCACCGCCCGCTGAACATCGTCGATGGGCGCGCCTTCGCCGGGTCGCTTTTTGTCCATCGTGGACGGGTCGCCGATCACCGGCGCGGCCTTGCAGTATTCGGCGAAGCGTTCCAATCCACCATCCAGGGCGCACTGCGCCTTATGATATTCGACGGTGGCCGGGGTGATCTTGCCCTCTGCCAGGGCCTTGTCGATGGCGGCGGTGATGTCCTTGTCCTTGGCCTGCCTGTTCAGATCGGCCAGAGATGTCTCGGCGTTGGTAGCCCGGGCCAGGGCCGCGTCGAAGTCCGCGCGTGGCACGAACTTGTCCAGGGGCGGGCTGGCGGCTGCATTGGTCGCCGTGGCCAGGTCACCTTTGAGCTTGCCGATATGGGCCAGTGCCACTTCGAATGTGGTGCCCTTCGGCAGCCCAAGCGCGGCCAACAATTCTTCCAAAGTCATACGATCCTCCTGCCCATTCAGGGCCTGTAAAAAGAGATTCGGACGGTTGGTCAGGCCCACCGACGTGAGCGCCACCACCCGCTTGGACGCCCGTTCGAAGACGATGACCGGGCTGACGTACCGGTAGGACTTGGACTCAACTGCGTTGCGCCCTGCCTCGGTCCATTCGACGCGGCCCCAGATCTGACCGCCACGGTTCTGCAACTCTTTGATCCAGCCAACTGCTGGCGCCGGGTCTCCCTGGGTCGCCTTGAGTTCCGTGGCATGCTCCATGTCCAGGGGTAGATCCATGGCGTTGGCGGCGAATGCATCAATGACCAGGTCGGGCCTGTCGTTGACCCACCCCCTGCCGTCGCGGCCAACGACGTCACCGGCCGGGATCAGGCAGATCCACTCCGGCGCCTGGCCGTCCGCTTCCAGCACGGCTATGGCATTAAGCGCCACTCCGGATGCGGCTGCCATGGCGTTTAGAGCAACGACCAGACCCGCAGCATTTTCACCCACCACCAGCACGCGGTTCATGCCTCGTCCTCCAGCATGTCCTTGAGCGCCTTGGCCGGACGAAACTTGACCGACGTCCTGACAGGCACATCTACAGCCACACCTTGCGGCGTCTGTATGGATCTGGCTGCCAACTGCTTGAGCTTCAACTTTCCCAGGCCGGGAAGGTTTAGGCTCTTGCCCTGTCGCAGTGCGGTGTTCCCGACTGCGGCCAAGGCATCCAGGACCAGCTCGCATGTAGCTTTGCTGGTGACCGAGGCTTCGGCCAAGGCCGAAACCAGTTCTTTTTTCTTCATCTGACCTCCATGCCCTAGATGGGCCTGATCGCTTCCGGGCCACCGGTGACGTCCGATACGCCACCCAGAACGGTCGAATTTAGCAAATTGCACTAGTGCAAAACTAGTCTAAGCCCTACGACCCTACCCAGCGTCAGGGCAGGACTCGAAAACGCCTTAGAAGGCAAATTTGAGCCAAACTCGTTTTCTCAGCAAAGTGGGAGCGGTGTTCTGTGGTCCGAATCGTCTTCATAAACGCGACAATGCCGCTATTTCAGGCGAATTTCTGAAGGTAGGGCGGGTGGTGCGGACAACTTTTGAGCGGCCCCAGAGGGGTGGGCCGCTATTATTTCGAAGAGTCTGACCCTGGGAGCACTTGCGAGAGTTTCTCCTGAAGGATCTTGGGGTATTTGCTCATGTCTGGAGACCAGGCTTCCTTACCCGGGTTGCCTTCAAAGCCACGGTCAGGCATCAACGGCCTGGCCGGCAGCGGACCAGTCGGTCCGATCGGCTCGATCAGCTCTCCAAGTCCGTTGCCCTCCATGACGTCGAGGCCGCGATCACGCACTTGGCGTGGGCTGAGGGTCTTGACCTTGCACCTGCAACGGAACCCGTTCGGCGGGTAGAAGGTGTCCCAGAATGGGCTGTCGTGGCGGTAGACGCGGCCATCCAGTGCCCTGTGCGTCGGTCTGGTACGGGAGTCGTTGACCGCGCTGTACTGCCAGTAGGGTCTGGCTTTGGCCACGGCCTGTTGCTGTTTGTAACGGCCCACGTTGTAGGCCGTCTGAATGTTCGTCCTGAAGATGTTGTCCACGCGCCAGGCGCGAATCCCGGTCCATCCGTTCTCCTCCCAGACGGGAGCGAGGGCCTTCTTCCATGCGGCGAAACTCACACCCTCCGCCAGGGCCTTCTCGATGGCCTCGAATATCTCCTGAAGCATCTCAGCCCGCGCAAGGCGTGAGACAGTGAAGGCCCGCACTCTGTATTGCTCAGCTAGCCTGTAGAATTCCTTAGGTGTCAGCTGAAGCTTGCTGCGCCAGTACTCCAGAGCTTCGGCCATGGGCAGCGGCCGCAGCGGTGCGTCGATATCGGCGTATGCGTTGATCGCTCGCGGCTTACGCTTCATCCTCGCCTCCGGCTTGGCTGCGCCCCCACAGGTCAGCGGCCACCATGACCCGATGCACGCTGTCCTGCAGGTCACCACCTGTTTCGCGGTCCATGTATTCGGCCAGCATGATCCGCAGCTCCTCGAATGACCGGGCCTGCCGGATCAGCTCGTCAATCTCCTGGCCCTCACGGTCCAAGGCGGCTGCCCCCTCGGGCACGATCCCGGCCACCAGGTCTTCCAGGGCCTGCTGGTCCGGCGTGAATTGCGCCCTGGCCTTCGCGCGGTTCAGCGCTGGAGCAAACATCTCGACCCGCTGCGGCTCAAGGCATTCCGCATCCTTGGCCGGATCCGAGAACCCCAGCTTGTCCCGAACCTCGGAAGCCTCCACACGCAAACCCAGAGGCACCAGGATGCCCAGGGCCTCGCTCAATACTGTCACGTCCGCCGACTCGGGTTCACGCAGGCACAACTTTGGGTAGGCCTTCTGCGGGCCATGGTTCAGCACGATGTACGGGATGACCAGGTCACACTGCAGGGTCTCGGCCAACTGGTCAGCGTCGGCGTCCCGCAGATCCTTGCGCACCTCGTTGTGCACCTCTGCCTGGGCCCGGCTTGATCCGTTGTCTATGGTCATGGTCTGGCCAAGCACGGCCTTGCTGACCTGGGCGTCCATCCAGTTTCCCATGCGCTCGAACAGATCCGCGCCGCCCGTGCTGTTGGCCAGCTCCTTGAATTCGATCTGCATTCCTTCGGGAATCACTGCCGCCGCGTCGATACCCAGGTTGGCCACGGCAGCCTGCAGGATGTCTATGTTCGTCTGTGGTTCACCAGGTCGATACTTCCCGAGGCGCAAGGGCATGCCAAAGACCTCGGCAAAAGCCATCCAGTCTTTGATGCCAAAGCTCTTGAACATCCAGGACCACGCCACGACGCGGGCCAGGCCGCCTCGGATCGGGATGCCGCTCTTGAGCTGGGGCACGTGCCTGATAAATTTGTACGGCTCCAGGGCGATGCCATTCATCATGTCCGCTTCATCACGCAGACGGATTTCCGTCCGAGAGTCCATGTCAAACTGGAAAAAGCGTGGGTCTCGCCATTCATAACGTGCCGGTTTCCATGGCGTGGCCGATCTGTCCCATATGATTTCAACTACGGAGTAGCCCTTGCCGAGACCGTCAAGGCAATGTTCCATCATGCTTTTTGTGCCACGCCCAAACAGCGTGCGGATCTCATCCGCAAGCTTAATGTCATTGGGGTCATCCGTGGCCGCTTCGACCACCACCGGCAGGCCGGACACCGCGCGCTTTCTGGTGCTGAGCACAGATGCATAATGTCCATCCCGCTCTTCCATCTCTTCTGCCAAAGACAGATACGCAGTATGGTCACCTTCGGCGGCGTCCCTGAGCAGGCGGGCCAGCCCACCAGGCGTGAGACCGGATGCCACTTGGGAGAAGTTCCACAGCGAACGAACCCCGGTCAAACCAGGGGCCGCAATTTCTTTGTCCAGCATCTTCGTGCGCACCTGCTGGCCGTACTGATCCAGGATCATAACCGTCTCCCCCTTGATCTCATTGTGTTTTCCCGCCGCACGGGCTGGTATGCGTATTCCACTGGGCCGCCATCGAGCTTGACGGCATGCACCAGCATCGCCCCGGCAATGGCCGCGTCACCGTGGCGCTTGCCGCCCTTGTCCTGGGTTCTGGCCTCGGGCACGCGGGCCACGCCGCGCACGACCTTAAGCGCCCTGTAGTCGTCCAGGATCAGGCTGTCCTTGGGCATATTCCATGTCCGGTCTTCGAACTGGGCTTTGAGCTTGGGCATGTTTTCCCGGTACCACGTCTCTGACAGCATCACTTCCTCGACACGGCTCGCGCCGTAGGCCTGGCGTGTTTCTTCGGCCAGGGCCTGGCCGTTGCCGCGTGCGTCCAGGGCGGCGCGGCTGAAGCGGGGCAAACGGTCCAGGATGTAGAAAAGGATCTGGCGCTGTGTCCGAAATGGGCAGTTGCGCAGCTCCAGCACGAACAGCGTTTTAAGATCCAGGTTTGCCACTTCCTGGGCAGGATGCAGCACCGACAGGTCTCCGGAGCGGCCGAAGTCCTGGCCCAGGTAACTGCGCAGGTTTGGATCCGCAGCAGCCAGGCGCGGCCCCAGGTGCTCCTCGCACCAGTCCCGCGTCTCCCGCAGTGCCCGATCCAATGGCCAATCCACAAAATCCTTCGCGGGCGGCTCCCATCGAATGACCGGTATTGCCGGGTCCATCACGGACTCGATCATGTTTCTGGTCAGATATGTTCCAGTCCCGGAAGACGGGATGCAGAACAGTTCTTCGTCAGCGTCATCGGCATAGGACTTCACGATCTTGGATCGCCATGCGTCTTCGGCCTCCTGTGACCATTCCTCCCCGCGCACCAGACAGATCCGGCGGAAGAGGCCGTCTTCCAGGGCCTCGTCAAAATCGATGCGATGAACAGAGTACGGAAGCTTTCCGGACCTGCAATCCTGGATCAGCGTGTTGAAATAGTTGTCGTCGCCGAAGTGCGTGCTGATAACTACAACCTGGCCGCCCCACATCAGGAGCGCCAAGGCCGCTTTCATGAGTCCGGGAAGATCGTCATGGAAGGCAGCTTCGTCGATGACCACCCGGCCCTGACGGCCGCGCAGGTTTGTCGGTCTGGAAGACAGCGCCACGATCTCGTGGCCGGACTTGAAAGTAATGCGGAAGGCCGAGATATTCTTCTCTGGATCCGGGTCATCGAAGATGAATTCTTCAATCTCCGTGCAGACCTTGTTGTAGAATTTTGCCCACCAGGCGCAGGTCTGGATGTACTCTCGGGTCATCTCCTGGTTGTAGCCGATATACAAAACGTCCATGCCGTCCCGGCCCTCGGTGGCAGCGACCAGCACGTCGTCTGCAGCCTCGCCCCATGTGAGACCGATTCGGCGGGACTTCTCCCCAATCTTGACTTCGGCTTTGTCCGCGACCCAAGCCTGCTGATACCCGAGCAATACCGGCGGGGCGGATTCAGATTCATGTTCCCCGAAGGAAAAGAGTTTTGCATCCGGCAGCTGCGTGGTCATTTGATCCCCAAGATCTGGCGGCGGATCTCGTTCGCGCTCTCCAGGGTGAGGCCTTTGGCCTTAGGCGCTGCGGCATCTTTCGGCTTCAGCTGGGCCACGTACTCCATGGCTTGCCTCAGATCCTTAACGGCCTTGAAGTCGACCTGCCCGGGATCAGCCAGGATCATGGAGAGCCTCAGCATCACGGCCTCTTCCAGAGCCGCCGGGATGTCTGTGACGGCCCTGATCTCCGAGGAAGACGTGGCCTGCTCCAGGATCTTGCCCGCGCGTGCGGCTTCCTGCTGTTTCATGGCCAGACTTTCCAGCGCCGAAACGGCAAAGGA